CAAAGATTGCATAAAGAAAGAATGAAACTTTGGTGGAAAGAAAGAAAGGAAATGGGGGTGTCAAATTAGTACCAACCATTACTTCAATAACTACGGGTCAATACAAGAACAACGTCTTGTAGAAGATTTAATCGTGGAATCCATCAAGATCATGGGAACTGACGTATATTACTTGCCCAATGATAATGATCAGGCAAGGGATTTGCTCTATGGTGAAGATCCATTAAAGAAATTTTCTACAGCATACCCACTTGAAATTTATCCAAGCAATGTTATGGATTATGGCGGTGAAAAAGAATTCTTTAGTAAGTTTGGTTTAGAAATTAGAAACCAAATTACAGTGTTAATGTCAAAAAGATCTTTTTCACAAAGAGTTCCACAGAATACATATACCAGACCAAGAGAAGGAGATTTGATTTATGTACCGTTCTTGAATGGCACTGGCGAGTTATATGAAATCAAGTTCACCAATAAAAACAAAGACTTCTTTATGTTAGGTCGTAAAGTCCCATATTTCTATGAATTGGAAATGGAGAAATTCAAGTACTCACAAGAAGTTATTGATACTGGAATTCCAGATATTGATGAAGTTGTAACCAATTCTGCCTATTCTATTGACTTAGATGTAAACGTACCAGCAGGAACTGGAGAGTACACATTGAAAGAATTAGTGTTTCAATCAAAAGACAATACTTTTGCCAATGCTACCACTATTGCCACAGTTCAAAATTGGACACCTTCTTCAAATACATTAACAGTATCTAATATTTCTGGGGAATTTGTTGATAATCAAACCATTATTGGAAATAGTAGTAATGCACAATTCACATTAGTCACTTATGATGCACTAGATGTTAACGTTAAACATGAAGCATATGATAACAAACTTATAGAAACTGAATCTGTTCCCGTAATAGACGATTCAATCTCCAACTCATTTGGTTCATTATAATGGCAGTTACCAATCAAAATAGAATAATACGAAAAATAATAGTTGCCTTTGGTAACCTATTTAATAACATTACTTTAGTTCGTTATAATGAAAATCAAACAGAACAAGAGAGATTCCTTGTTCCAATTACATATGCTCCAAAAGAATTGTATGTACAAAGATTAGAAGGAGACATAGATTTAACAAAAAAAGTTCAAATGACACTTCCTAGAATGTCATATGAAATGATGGGCATGTCATATGATTCTTCTAGAAAACAAAATACCAATGTAAAGAACTTTGCACAAGGAAATCATTTACTTTCACAATACAATCCGGTTCCATACAATTTTGATTTCTCGTTAGAAATATACACTAGAAATCATGAAGATGTACACAGTATTGTGGAAACAATTATACCGTTCTTTACACCAGATTATACTTTGAATGTAAATCTTATTCCAGAAATGGGAGTTGTAAAGGAGATTCCCATTATATTGAACTCTACTGATCGTGAAGTTCGTTATGAAGGTGATAGAGAATCAGATCCAAGAATGATTATTTGGACATTAAACTTTACTGTAAAGGGGTTTATATTTGGTGCCGTTTCCGATGCATCAAAGGGGTTGATAACACATTCAATTACAAGTATATACAACTACATATCACCAGAAGATACTATCAATTTTGATTTAGAACCCGGTGGAACTGGAGATTATCGAACTGGAGAATATGTATATCAGGGGTTTACATTAGGAACGGCTACCGCTACCGCTAAAGTTTCTGTATGGGATGCTACCAACCATATATTATCTTTGGTCACTTTGGATGGGAACTTCATTTCTTCATTGCCTATAATTGGATCAACGTCACGTGCCAATTATTCATTCACTTCTTATACTCCAACACTTGGAAAGCAAGTACAAATAGATATAACACCAAATCCAGCAAATGCTAATGCTGCTAGTGTATGGACAGCAAATACAGTTATAACTGAATATCCATAATATGAGATAAAATATGAGTAAATTTGATAAAAGTATGGAAGAAATCTTTGATGTGGCACCATTCGTTGAATCCCCAAAAGATCTACCAGTAGTACAAAAAACATTACCCCCTGTATCTGGTCCCGATTTGACACAGGATCTAAATGATGCCTACGAACAAACAAGAGATAATCTCCAAGATATTATAGATCAGGGTAAGGAGGCCATGGAGGAAATCCTGCAAATTGCCAAGGAAGGCCAACATCCTCGTGCTTTTGAAGTGTATGGTTCTTTATTAAAGAATGTAGTAGATGCTAATAAAGAACTACTAGCAGTTCAAAAACAAATGCGTAACATGGACCCAAACGAAAAGAAGGGTGGTGTTACTAATATCGATAAAGCGGTATTTGTTGGAACACCAGCAGAATTGAATAAGTTATTAAAAGGTGAAACAGATGGCGTTAAGAGCTGAAGATTCATACAGAGATAATCCCCTCCTTAAAAAAGCAGGAGCAAAATCTTCATATACCCAACACCAGTTAGAAGAGTACGCAAAATGTGCTCGTGACCCTGTTTACTTTGCAATGAACTACATTCATATCATTAACGTGGATGAAGGTCTGGTGAAGTTTAGAATGTGGGAATTCCAAAAAGATATGATTCGTATCTTTAAGGACAATCGTTTTGTTATCACTAAATGTCCTCGTCAGGTTGGTAAGGCCCTTGATATAGAAACACCAATATTAACAATAGATGGTTTCAAGAAATTAAAAGATATTGAAATTGGTGAAATTATATATGGACCTGACGGAAAAGAAACAACCGTAACATTCATTACAGATATTATGGAAAATAGACCTTGTTATTTGGTCACATTTTCCAATAATGATACTATAATTGCTGATGAAGAACATTTGTGGACTGTGAATTCACAAAATTGGAATAAAGAAAGAACAATAACTACAAAAGAGTTAATTCCTTTTTTAAATCACAGTAACAGACCTTATGTAAATTTCACAAAACCGATAGAATTCTCTAATAAAAATTTACCAATAGATCCATATCTATTGGGTATTTGGTTGGGAGATGGGAATTCTTCCGATGGAAGAATAACTTGCCATAAAGAAGATTTAGATTTTTATAAATCTATTTTTAATATAAAAAGTACATACACCGATAAAAGAAATAATAATGTAACATTAAATTGTATTACCAATTTATATTCAAACCTTAATAAAAATAACTTATTATACAATAAACATATACCAAAAGAATATCTATTATCTTCGATAGAACAAAGAATAGAATTACTTCGTGGTTTAATGGATACTGATGGATCAGTCAGAAAACAAAATGGTGGTTGTGAATTTTACCAAAAGAATGAAAAACTTATAGATGATTTTAGATATCTATTATCATCATTGGGCATAAAATCAACAAAATTATTCAAAATAATTAATGACAGAAAATACTACTGCGTAAATTTTACTACAAACATTTCTGTTTTCAAATTACCAAGAAAAAAGATTTTACAAAAATGTAAAGAACATCCAAAAAACACTAGATTATATTTTGATAATATAGAAAAAATAGAAAGTGTTCCAGTTAGATGTTTACAAGTTAATAATGATGATCATTTATTTTTGGCTGGTAATACATTAATACCAACACACAATACTACCACTACTGTTGCTTACATGTTATGGTTGACATTATTCACAGATCAACAGAACATCGCGATACTTGCAAACAAGGGGCAAAATGCAAGAGACATTCTATCAAAGTATCAACTAGCATATGAAAATCTACCCGATTGGTTACAGCAGGGTGTGGTAACTTGGAACAAAGGTACTGTTGAATTAGAAAACAAATCAAAGATCATTGCATCTTCTACTTCCTCATCTGCTATCCGTGGTGGTTCATTCAACCTAGTATTCCTTGATGAGTTTGCTTTCGTTCCAAACAATATTGCAAACGAATTCTTTACCGCTGTATATCCTGTAATATCATCAGGTAAAAAGACCAAGATTATTATCGTTTCTACTCCTAATGGTATGAATCTGTTTTATAAATTATGGCAAGATTCTATTGAGAAACGAAACAACTATATTCCATTTGAAATTCACTGGTCAATGGTACCAGGAAGAGATGAGGCATGGAAAGAAGAAACTATCAGGAATACATCTGAAAGACAGTTTCAACAGGAATTTGAATGTATAGATGGTGATACAAAAATTGACATATATGATAAGAAAACAAAACAATATCACAATATTAGAATAGTTGATTTTTATGACTTTTTAGTTTGACACTAAGTTTTTTGGATTATAAATAATGTTATATTCTTAGGTTAATCTAATGTCAAATAAAAAATATAGAAAATATTGGGTCGAAACATATGGAAATATACCAATAGATGAAAATGGTAGAACATACGAAATACACCACATTGATGGTAATCACAATAACAATGATATTAACAATTTAATGTGTATTTCTATACAAGAACATTATAATATACATTATAATAATGGTGACTATGGTGCTTGTGTTATGATAGCAAAAAGAATGAATCTACCACCAGATTATTTATCCAAAATACAAACTGGTGTAAAGAGACCAGGTATAGGTGGAGTAAAAAAAGGAACAATTCCGTGGAATAAAGGGAAATCTGGGTATAAACTGAATTTATCCGAAGAAAGTCGTAAAAAAATGGGGTTGTCTTCCAAAAATAGACCTAACAGAAAAATAAATGATTCTGATATAAGAAATATCATAAAAGATTATAAGGACAAGGTTGATATCTTTGATACTAGATTGGGGAAATTACAGAAGAATGGTAAATTATTCACATATGAGAGAGCATTTTCACATCATTATGGTAAGTTATATGATGTATCAGAGACCTATATCTTTTATTTGATAAAAAAATATGTTATTTAAAAAAAATAAAAGTAGATATCTAATAAAAACCCCAAGTGGATTTGAATCTTTTGAGGGTGTACAGAAAAAAATAGTAGATTCTTTATATACATTTACATTTGACGATGATACATTTATAAAATGTTCAGGCAAACACGTTTTTTTAACCGACATTGGTTTTAAAAAAGCAGAAGAAATAACTACTAATAATAGTTTAACAAATAAAAAAATAAAAAGTATTATTTCTGAGTTTGGAAATTTTGAAGTATTTGACCCCGTAGGTGTAAAAAAACATTCAACATATTATTCGGCCGGTGTTGTTTCACATAATACTCACTTCCTTGGTAGTTCCAACACACTAGTTTCTGGTTTGAAACTACAAGAAATGTCATATCGTGATCCAATATCAGAACATGATGGGTTACGTATATTTGAACAACCTATCAGGGAGGATGGGGACGAGATAAAGAAAGATCATCTTTATTGTATTACAGTGGATGTTTCTGAAGGCAAGAATATGGACTCATCAGCATTCTCTGTATGGAGTATGTCTGACACACCATATAGACAGGTGGCATGTTTCAATAACCCATTGATTTCACCACTATTATTGCCTACCTATATATACAATGCAGCAAGATATTACAATGATGCATACGTCTTAGTTGAAATAAACAATAACCCACAAGTTGCTGATTTGCTTCACCTAGATTTTGAATATGAGAACCTATTAAAAGTATTCACTGGCAACAAGAAACCACAACAGTTATCTGCTGGTTTTGCTCGTGGTATACAAATGGGTCTGAAAATGTCTCCCCAAGTAAAGAAGATTGGTTGTTCTAATCTGAAAACATTGATTGAGGGGAACAAACTTATAATAAATGATTTTATAACATATTCTGAATTGACTACCTTTGTTGCCAATAAAACATCATTCGCAGCCGAAGAAGGTGCCAATGATGACCTCGTAATGACAGGTGTATTGTTTGCTTGGGCAACAACACAGAAATATTTTAGAGAAATAGTAAGTCACGATCTAAGAAAGCAACTTCAGTTGGAGTCAATGAACCAACATGATGATGACATACTACCCGCACCTATCATAGATGATGGTGTCAATGGAAATGAGTTTAGTGTTTGGGGTGGTGATGTCTGGGAAGAGGCAGGTGGTGGAGAGGTTTATGCTGGATATTTCAAAGGTTTACGTGATGAGTATAAAACATCCTTTTGATAAATATCGTTATGGTAATTGTATCTACCAAAAGAACTTATAATAAATTAGGAGAACAAAATGGCTTTTCAACTCTCTCCAGGTGTTAATGTAACCGAAGTTGACTTAACTACAGTCGTACCTTCGGTTTTAACTACTTCTGGTGCCTTTGCTGGAACATTCAATTGGGGTCCAGCAAATAAACCAATTCTTATTGACAGTGAAATCACTCTGTCAAAAACTTTCGGGCAACCAGATAATACGTCTGCGGTTTCTTTCTTCACTGCTTCAAATTTCTTGGCATATGGAAATAACCTTACTGTTGTTCGTGCATTAAACTCTGCATCTAATAATGCCACAGCAAACACATCTGCTGTTGTACAGGTTGCTAATTCTGATAGTTTCCAATATTCATATCTGAATACAAACAACAACAATGCATATGGACCTTTCATTGCTAGATATGCTGGTACATTAGGAAACTCTATTCAAGTAGAAGTTTGTGCTAATACTACATTGTTCAGTACATGGAATTATAAGAATTATTTCCCATCTGCTCCAAGCACATCTGACTACGTATCTGGTGTTGGTGGTTCTAATGATGAACTACACATCGTTGTTGTTGATGCTGGTGGTCTTATCACTGGTTCAAAGGGTGCTGTTCTAGAAACATTCCCGTTCGTTTCTAAAGCAGTAGATGCTATGAACCTAAACAGCGGAAGCACCAACTACTACAAACAAGTAGTATTCAACACTTCAAAATATGTTTATGCTATTGACCCACCAAGTTATTCTTCAACTAGTGCGTCATGGGGAACTGCATCATCAAACACAAACTTTGTTACATTGACAACCAACCCATCATTCCCACTAGCAGGTGGGACGGATGTTGCTGTAAGTGAAGCAAACTTAGATTCTGCATATGCATTATTCAGTAACAAAGAATTACTTGATATTTCACTCGTTATCACTGGTGATGCAAGTGCAAATGTTCAACAATATGTAATTGATAACGTTGCTACAGTTAGAAAAGATTGTGTTGTATTCATTTCACCACCACAATCTGCGGTTGTAAGTCAATCAGGAAACGAAACAACAAACATTTCTACATGGTTGAATACCAGTTTAGCACGTTCATCTTCATATGTTGTTGCTGACTCCGGTTGGAAATATCAGTTTGATGTATATAACAATGTTTATCGTTGGATTCCGTTGAATGCTGACGTTGCTGGATTATGTGTATACACAGATTCTGTTCGTGATCCTTGGTATTCACCAGCAGGATTCAACCGTGGCGCAATCAAGAATGCTATCAAATTGGCATGGAACCCAAATAAAACACAAAGAGATATATTATATGCTGCTGGTGTTAATCCAGTCGTTTCCTTCCCAGGACAAGGTATCGTATTATTTGGTGATAAAACTCTTCAAGCAAAACCATCTGCATTTGATCATATCAATGTTCGTAGATTGTTTATTGTTCTTGAGAAGTCAATTGCAAAAGCAGCTCAATACTCATTGTTTGAATTCAATGATGAATTCACTCGTGCACAGTTTGTTGCTCTTGTAACTCCATTCTTACGTGACGTTCAAGGTCGCCGTGGTATCACTGATTTCAAGGTTGTTTGTGACACAACTAACAACACAAGTCAGGTTATTGATAGCAACCAATTTGTTGGTGATATCTACATCAAACCAGCACGTTCTATCAACTATATTCAGTTGAACTTCGTTGCTGTTGGTACTGGTGTTGACTTTACTACTGTCGTTGGATCAGCATAAATAATAGGAACAATAGGAGATAACAATGGCTTTCAACGTAACAGAATTTAGATCAGCGTTAGTTGGTGACGGTGCCCGTCCCAATCTATTCTCTGTATCTTTAATTTTCCCAACACAAGTTGCTGGAGCAAGTGCAGCTGGTCAGAAGACCACGTTCCTATGTAAAGCGGCACAACTTCCAGGATCACAGGTAAACACAGTTTCTCTACCATATTTTGGTAGAGAACTGAAGTTTGCAGGTAACCGTGTATTCAACGATTGGACAATCACTATCATCAATGACGAAGATTTTGCTATTCGTAAATCTTTAGAGAACTGGATGAACCTGATCAACTCTCACGCATCTAACGTAAGAGATTCAAGTTCACAAAACCCATCTTCTTATTCAATTGATGCTACAGTAAGTCAATATGGTAAATCTGGTCCCGATAACATTCTAAAACAATACTCATTTGTAGGAATGTTCCCGATTGACCTAGCACCAATTGATGTTGCATGGGATAGCAATGATACTATCGAAGATTACACAGTATCGTTTGCATACCAGTACTGGACTTCAGATACAACGTCTTAATATGTGGCGAGGGGGGAGAAATCCCCCCTTATGATTTTTTTATGAAATGGAAACAAAACAAATATGTCATCTTTAGCAAAATTTAGTTTGTTTGGATTTAGCATTTCTCGCGACAAAAAAGACGAGGAAAAAGCAGTTCAACAGTCATTCTCTCCACCAAATAATGACGATGGAGCGTTGACTATTACTTCTGCTGCGTATTATGGTACGTATGTAGATTTAGATGGTACTGCAAAAAATGAAGTAGAACTCATTTCACGTTATCGTGAAATGTCTATGCAACCAGAAATTGAATCAGCAATTGACGATATCATCAACGAAGCAATTTGCCAAGATGATGATGGTGTTATTTTAAAGTTGGTTCTTGATGATCTGAAACAACCAGAAAAGATCAAGAACGCAATTAAACAAGAATTTAATAATATCATGCGCCTCATGAACTATACAAACATGGCGCAAGATATTTTCCGCAGATACTATGTTGATGGTAGATTGTATTACCATATCGTAATAGACAGAGAAAATCCCGTTGCAGGTATCAAGGAACTTAGATATATTGACCCACGTAAACTAAGAAAGATTCGTGAAGTCAAGAAAAG